AGTCTTGGTTTCTGTCAATGTAAAGTGTAATATCTGATTTGAGTATTTTTAATTGAAAAGGTTCCCATCCTTTTTCTTCACACATCTCATAATCAAAATTACCTTGATAGTATTCCCATAGGTCTGTGTATAGTTGTTTAGAAACTAATTCCATTTGTCTTAGTTTCAATCTTTCTGTAGAGAATATTTTAAAGTACTTAGAATGTAGTTGTGGAATCTTAGATGCTTCTTCACCAAGAGCCGTTCTATCTACTTCTGCGTCTTTACTCCACAGTGTTTGTATTTCTTGCAGTGTCATATTTTTTCTCATAATATAATCTAATTGTTGCCTTTCGCCACACAGCAACAAAGAATAATATACTTGTAGTGGCTATTGTAATCTGAAACGCATTAAAAGACAACAGTTCAAGACAAATATATACAATAATAAAGTTTAAAGGAAACATAATCAATGTCCCTAAAAACGTATCTACTATTGCTTCTTTAACTGCTCTTTTCTTTTTTTGATTCACTTGTACTCATAATTAACCTGTAGTTTCAATATCAAACTTTCTGAATTTAAAAGTTGCTGTAGTCTCAACATAATCAACATCAGAGAGTGTTGTATCAAATGGTACATCAGAGATGCTTGTTGGAAACATATCTGTAAACCTGACATACCTGTTTGGATTCATTGCACTGTTTAATACTACTAATGTTCCATCACTGAAAACTTTATCATCACTTGTTGGTGAGCTAGCTTCATTGCCCCATGCTTTTGAATCATCAAAGTCATCTATTCTTGTTATTGATTTAATCCAGTTAAATATTTCAATATAGTTATCCATATTTTCATCTACTCTAAAAGTCACAACAAGGTCACCAAACGTAACTAAGTCACCAGGCATTTGCAACTTAGCTGAAAATGGAGTTCCAATTGGAAACTCTCCAACTGTTAAAGATGGTATAGCCACACGCTGAACAAAGAAGTTCACCGTTGGAAGTTTCTTGATCGTAAACTTAGCACCTAAAGGTGATAAGAAGTTTGTAGTTTTTGGTGCTGTACTTAGTGCCATAGTAGTATTTATATTAAAGATAGAGGGGCATTACGCCCCTCTTATAATTTACTTACTGTTTACAAAGTCATTAAATTGTTTTGCAACATTAATAACATCTTGTGCAGTCATTGGAGTCATTAACTCCGTAGGGTATTCTGGCCAAGGAACATCTTTCTGTTCTTGTGCTCTACAAACCATATTGTGATATTTGTCTGTGATTGCGTGTCTGTTATCTTGCAATAACCCCTGAGCTTGCGAAAGCAAGTCGGCTCTTATTTCAAAGCCTGATTTATTATCTGACATAATTCCTCCTGTGTGTGTATGTGTCAATGTAGTATTATACTACAGGAGTATTTATATGTCAACAATAAAGTTTGTCAAAAACTAATTTTGCTTCTTGTATTG